CCTGAAGGAGATAATCTTTAATGGACCTTGTAGACTTCTCGACATACATGTATAAGCTACTACGAGAGCGCGAACAAGATATTGCAAGTTCTCTCGCACACGATGCCGCCAAAGATTGGGAGCATTACAAACTCATGGTAGGTGAGATACGGGGCCTTACCTACGCCCGTGAGGAAATAAAAGCCCTGCTGGAGAGAAACGCTGACGATGTCGAAGACCTTATATCTTCCTGAACACGTCGCGCAGAAAATGAACAAGGACAAAGAGAAGGCTCCGGCTGACTCGTCCGATGTACATAGCGCGTATGTTGACGCCACTGAGAAGGTGTTAGACCCTTCTCTATTAGAGAAACCCCTTTTGGAACGACTACCGCAGCCTACGGGCTGGCGTTTATTGGTGATGCCTTATCAAGGTGCAACCAAGACGCAGGGTGGTTTACATATCCCAGATGAAATCCGTGCTCGTGAGGCTGTAGCTACTGTTGTGGCCTACGTTCTAAAGCTCGGACCTTTGGCTTATAAGGACCCAGACAAGTTTGGACAAGACGCGGCACCTTGGTGCGCGGAGGGTCAGTGGGTGTGTATTGGTCGATATTCGGGATCACGTTTTAGAATTGACGGCGGAGAGGTTCGCATCATTAACGATGATGAAGTTATCGCCACTATTCTTGAACCTGACGACATCAAACAGGTTTAGGAGAAACAGATGGCTGAAGAAAAATTAGAACAAGAGGTCCTTGAAGATGAGGGCGTCGAAGTTGAAATCGAGGTTAAGGAAGAAGAGCCTGTTGAACAAGAGGTTGTTGTAAAGGAAGATGCCGCAGAAGAAGTTGAGTCTGCAAGTGCAGAGCCTGAAACAACTGAAGATGAACTAGAGACTTACAGTAGCAAAGTTCAAAACAGGATTAAAAAGCTAACGGAGAAGTACCGCAAGGAAGAACGTGACCGTGAGGACGCTGTTCGGATGGCGCAACAACTCTTAGGCGAAAACCAACAACTCAAAAGCCGGATGCAGAATTTAGACAAAGGCTATCTAAGTGAATATGGTACACGTTTAGATAGCGAAACTACAAATGCAAAACGGTTGTATAAAGAAGCGTATGAAGCTGGCGATGCAGACAAGATGATGGAAGCCCAAGAGGCCATGTCAAGAATGTCTATTGAGCAAGAAAGATTACGGATAGCAAAGCAGCGTTCAGAACAAGTTGAGGTCGAGCAGGGACAAGCACAAGGCCAGCCCGTGCCACAACAAGCAGCGCCGCAACAAAATCCCGCCCCTAAACCGGACCCTAAAGCCGAGGCTTGGGCGGAAAAAAACGAATGGTTTGGTAGTGACGAGGTTATGACTTATGCTGCGTTTGGTATTCATCGCAAATTAGTTGAAGAAGAAGGAATTGACCCGACAGCAAATGACTACTATACTGAAGTTGACAAACGCATGCGCGTGGAATTTCCACACAAATTCCAAGCCGCGAAGAAATCGGGCGGAGCACAGGTCGCACCTGCTGGCGCTTCAGCTACCCGCAGTACAGCAAAAACAGGGCGCAGGTCGGTGAAGTTATCACCATCACAAATTGCGATGGCAAAACGTCTAAACGTACCGCTTGAAGAATATGCAAAATATGTGAAGGATTGATACAATGACTGATAGAAAACCGCGCGAAAGCGCAACTCGCGAAACAGAAACGCGCCGTAAACCATGGGCTCCGCCCAGCCGCCTTGCTGCACCAGAAGCCCCTGCGGGTTTTGTGCATCGTTGGATTCGTACCGCAATGCGCGGTGAAGACGATAAGATGAACGTCAACACCAAACTGCGCGAAGGATGGGAACCTGTTCGTAAGGACGAGTATCCAGACTACGAAGCCCCCACAATTGACGAAGGTCGATTTGAGGGCGTCATCGGACAAGGTGGGTTGATGCTGTGCCGCATACCTGTAGAAACCGCCCAAGAACGATCCGCGTATTACGGGACCCGGACCCGCGAACAGATGGTAGCAGTTGATCAGGACCTAATGAAGGACCAACATCCTTCGATGCCGATTACTAATAGTCGGCAAAGTCGTGTATCCTTTGGAGGCTCAAAAAGAGGCTCTGAGTAATTAACTTTTGAGGTGCTATTATGGCAAATTCTAACGGATCCTTTGGGCTACGTCCCATTGGAAAAATTGGTCAAGCGACCAATTCTACCGGTATGACTGAGTATCGCATTGCATCCGACAACAGTAACCCTATCTTCCAAGGCATGCCGGTTATTCCGCTTGCTGCGGGCGTTATTGACGATCTACAAGCTGCGGCTGGTGGTAACGTCTCTATCGTGGGTGTCTTTGGCGGTTGTGAGTATGTCTCATCTACTACTGGTGAAACTATCTTCTCTAACCAATGGCCCGGTTCTGGCGCGGATTCTAATTATCCTGTCAAAGCCTTTCTGTACGACGACCCGAATCAGTTGTTCACAGTTGCTACATCTAACGTAGTTGCTGCGGCAAACACTGAAGCGGAGATTCGTGCGGCTGTGTTCGCAAACATTGCGCTTGCAACAGGCAACTCTGGTTCGACAACAACTGGTATTTCGTCTGCAACAGCAGATCTGAATACTATTGCTACAACCAACACGTTGGCGTTGCGTATTATGGGTGTCCAAGATGACCCCGATAATGCTGACTTCACCGCTGCTGGTATTCCACTAATCGTTCGTATAAACAACCACTTCAATGCGCCTACCGGCTCCATTGCTGCTGGAACTGTTTCTACGACCGGCGTATAAGGAGGGTATAGACTATGGCTATTTCTCGCGCACAACTAGCGAAAGAGCTAGAACCCGGCCTAAACGCATTGTTTGGAATGGAGTATGATCGTTACGAAAACCAACATTCAGAGATTTACACAACTGAATCTTCAGACCGCGCGTTTGAGGAAGAGGTTATGTTGTCTGGATTTGGCGCAGCACCTACTAAGTCAGAAGGTTCCGCGATTAATTTCGACGATGCTAACGAGGCTTACACAGCCCGTTACAACCACGAAACCGTTGCGCTTGCGTTCTCAATCACTGAGGAAGCAATCGAGGACAACTTGTATGACCGCCTCGGCAGTCGTTACACACGCGCTCTCGCTCGCTCAATGGCCCACTCCAAGCAGGTTAAAGCTGCCGCTGTATTGAACAATGCGTTCACTGCGGGTGCTTCTGCTGGCGGTGACGGTGTTGCACTTTGTGACGCTTCACACCCGCTAACAAACGGTGGGACTTTTGCTAACGAACCATCAACTGGTGCCGATCTGAACGAAACATCTCTTGAAGATGCTTTGATCAACATCGCGGGCTTTGTTGACGAACGTGGTTTGAAGGTTGCCCTTCGTGGCATGAAGTTGATGATTCCTCGTCAGCTACAATTCGTTGCAGAGCGTTTGATGGTTTCCAACCTTCGCCCTGGCACATCGGATAACGATACTAACGCGATGCGTTCAATGGGAATGTTACCTGAAGGCTATGCCGTCAATGACTTCCTTACTGATCCAGATGCGTTCTTTATCAAAACAGACGCGCCTCGCGGCTTTGTTCACTTTGAGCGGACCCCGCTTTCCACTAACATGGAAGCTGATTTCGACACAGGTAACATGCGCTTTAAGGCTCGTGAGCGTTATAGCTTTGGCTTTAGCGACCCACGGTGTGTGTTTGGTTCTCCAGGCGCATAAGTTATTTAGGTTTGTTATGTAGCCACCCTACATTTGAATCTATTTAAGTTAGAGGCGGTCTTCGGATCGCCTCTTTCTTTTTGTATAAACATAATGTATTGTCTTAGTATCCCTGACAGTTGCATTGGGCGACTGACTTAACCCTGACAGGAGATTCTCATGGGTAATTCTACATTTAGCGGACCAGTGCGTTCGCAAAACGGCTTTCAAGTAATTTCTACAGATGCTACCACAGGCACAGTTACCACTGTAGCAAGCACAGCTTCGACAGGTATTGTTACTAACAAATATGTAAAGCATGTTGGCTTCGCCACAGGCGTTACAGTAAACACAACAGCGGGTGATAGCCCGACTATCGGTGAGTTTACACAACCAGCGAACACAATCATCACTGACATTAAGATTTTTTGTGACGTTGCTCCGATTATCGGAGAAGGTGATATTGGTTACGAAGTTGGTACATCTTCTTCTGGCGCACAAATTGTTGCGGCTCAGACAGACGAAATACTGGATGCTG